CCTCCTCGATACTGATCTCTCTATCCATAGACAGGCTCACAGCCCCCGCCAGCAGCGTTCCGACCTGATCCCCTATACGTTGACTGCCTAGCGTCTCTGCAACGGCCTGCGCGAGCGTTTTGGCGTTTTTACGGATAACGGGAATCAGATGGTACGACCGCGCGCGAATCGCAGCGCAGCGCTCAGGCGTTAGCGTATTACCCACATGCAGCACGAACTCATTAAACCGGGCGATTTCGGCGGCAGTTTTGTCAGGCTGTTTTAGCGACACGACCGTAAACCGCGACTCGTCAGCGGCCTGACTCAGCGACACGTTCACACTCCCCAGCAGGAACATCGAGCGCATACGAAACGCCATGCCACCGCCACCGCTGGTGCCCTTCACGATTTCCGCGCTGCCATCGCTCGATGATTGTCGTGCTAGCTCGATAACCGATTTCATGCGTTTCTGCGCGCTGTGATCTTCGGATTCTGCCTCATCGAAAATCACCGGGCGCGCATCCTGCTTGAGGTGCTGACGTATCCCGGCCTCAGTGGTGCCGCCCTGCACCATAAGCGCAGACTGCCCAAGCAGGGGCTGAATGATGTTTTCCTGCACCCACGATTTTCCCGCGCCACGCTGCGCCGTCAGCCATACGTGCGGACGCCACCCGAGCGCCCCGCATATCGGTGCTAGCACCGTCCATCCGGCCATCGCCCAGCCGTGAAACGGCGTTGACCAGTTGAGCTGCTGGAATAGCTTAAACACTTCGTTAGCCGCGTTATTATCGGCTGGCGGTGCGTCAATCGTGGACTCCATCGGCCCCTGACGTGTGTAAATAAACCGCGTGTCGTGATCCGCGATGCGCTTAGCCTCACCGTTGACAATCAACCGATCCCCAAGGTGCAGCACACTGTTACCGCCGTCATACCACGCGCCGCGACCACGCACGTTACGCAGGCTGTACACGCCACGCGCCTCGCACGCACGCATACACGACGATGCCGCCGCCTGCCAGTCGGTGCCGGATTTATCCTTTGGGTACGCCATATCCCACCACTCGACGGGTGCCAGTGCCAGCATCTCGGCGGGCGACGTATGGCTGCCCCGGCGTATCTCGCAGACCTGCTCAGTGCCACGCGGCAAGTAGTAATACATCGCGCCATCAAATCCGAGCGCACGAAACGGCATGCTGGTTTTTTCTACGGCGGAGGCTGGCTCTGTATCGGGAAAATCGTCCGGCGCTGACGTATCGGCATCATCCGGGCTGCCAGCGGGCGGCAGGTCGTCGGGTGGCATATCAGGCGGTGGTGCCTCCAATGCAGCAGCCTGGGGTGATTTGACGCGCTCGCGCTTGATGCCGTATTCGTCCGCCAGCGCCTTGACCGCCTTGCCTGCATCGCCGCCGTGTTCAAATTGGCAAATCAGGTCAAATGCGTTAACCGGGCGACCTGTTTCCTCGCTGCACAGCGGGTCGCTCGCGTGGTGTATCCAGCACGACTGATCACCGTCGAACATAACAACACCGGGTAGCCCAGTGTTGCTATGCGGACTCAGAAAACGACGACGACCAACGGGCTTGTAGCCTAACCGCTGCAACGTGGCGCGCAAATCCTCACGACTCAGGCACTCGTCAATAACGCTGGCACCGTGGTGGTCGCGTGGTTCGCGTGGTGGTTTTGGTGGTGGTGTTTGTTCGCGCACCGCCCATGGGCATGCGTCCTTAAATTGCGGCTTGAATTTGTCCCATGCTTCCCAGATAGCCAGCAGCCAGTCCGGTGGCGGTGGGAAGTCTTGTCCGGCGGCGGGTGGCTTGACTAGCCACTCGTAATTTTTCTGCGCCTGATCGTGCCAGCTTGGGGGTAGCACGTCCTGGCGTTGCTTGCCGTCACACGCAGCTCGTAGCTCGAATACCGTAAACAGCGTGGCCGCGTCGCGCTTCGGCCAATTCAGCTTTGCATACGGCAACGCCATACCATCAGGCACGCGAAACATAACGCGACGGCCTTTAGCGCTGCCCTGAATCGTTGGGTAGTGATCCAGCGCGCTACGCGGTATACCGAACTCGTCCAGCACGGTGCCGAACGATTCAGAACAGTCAATATCCAGGCTGCACATGCGAGACGGCCCCAGCGCGAGGCCCATATTCCAGTCGGGATGCTCACGATAAAACACCTCGGCGGCATCCGGGTCGCTCAATACCTGGTTGCCCCAATCGTTCGCCGTGGGAAATTTGCGGCCCGGCTCTATTGGCACCAACTGGAAACCATAGCGCGACACGTACTCCCGCGCATATTCATTGATTGTCATGCAACCGCTCTCCTAGTTGTGTTAGCGCATCATCGGCACTGCGAGCCACGAATCCTATCCCGCCTGCACGGTTCACGGCAACGATGAAGTTTTGTTGTTCTTGTGTTACGCGGCCTGTTTTTGTTTTTACCTCTACTGCTAGAAACGCGCCGCCGGGGGCGATGCCAAGCACGTCTGAGCTGCCCTTGCACAATCCAAAATGTACCGGACGGCATTGGCCTAGCGTTATCTGGTCGCGGGCCTTGTGAAGCTGCTTACCCTGCCATGCCTGCCCAGTGTTCTGCCGCCAAACTAGGCACCCGGCTTGCGAAAGCGCTAGCATGACTTCACGTTGTATTCTGGCTTCTGGTGTCATTTTTCCTCCTGTTTGATATTCGGCGCACGCCACCCGGCATCATCACGAAACAGCGCCGCCAGTGCTTCTCGTGTGCCGTCGCAATCTGCAACCTTGACTTGGCAATGCTCAGGCTCTGAAAAACCCTCGACCATCGTTTTAAACGCATACGGCACGGGCACGGTGCAATAGGCCACTGGTTTTTTGGTGCCACCGTGACGGAGTAGCATGTATTTTCCGGGCACGGGGTCGGATGGTGTTATTTCCTGCTGGATTTTACCGTCCATCAAAACGCCTCCTCTTCACTACTACCACCCTGTTGAATCTCCAGCATCACACGCTTAGCCTCGGCAAAATCCTTCGCCGTGGGCTTGCGTCCTGCCCTGGCTGACAGCGTGATAGCTGCCCACTGCGAGGGCTTATTCATGCCGCGCCGCAATCCCAACTCTATCAGCTCCCGCAACGTGCGCGCCTGCCCCTGTTCCCGTTTGCGCTCCCGGCGAATTTGCGCCACGTCGATTTTTTCTAGTTCGCCGTCGACCACTTCAATTTCTGCGCGTGCTTTGCGTGGTAGTGGCTCGCCACACGATGGGCAACAATCCGGCCCCGCTTTGAATACGTGGTAACAATTCATGCACTGTTGAATTTGTAAATCTGGCTGTTCGTCTTCGTCTTTTTTGCGCTTGCCTTTTTTGCGGCCTTCTAGGCTCCATTCGCGGTCGTCGTCGGGTAGTCCGTGCTTCCATACACATCCAGCATGGTCAAGGATAACGGCGGGGCGGTTCTTTTTTCGTAGTGCCCTGAACACCATTTGCAGATAGCGCGCTAATGATTCAGTAGGCCTGAGCAGTATGCAACACTCTAGAGTAATGTCCCTGCCCACTTGCGCACTGAGGTCGAAACCTTCAATTACCAATTCGCAGTTACACAGGATTTTGTAGCGACCGTCTGCAAGCCCTTCGCATGCATCTTTTAGCTCGGCTGTGGTGGTGTCGGCGTCAACGTGTACGGCAGCTATGCCCGCCGCATTGAAAGCTGCCGCTGTATGCTTGCTGTGCGCAACATTCACGCAGTAGCAGACAGTTATCATGCCGTTGGCATATTTTCGCCAGTGACCGATGGCGTCACCAACGATGGTCTTGGTATCCATTACCGCTGCCAAGTCTTCACGGTTTAAATCGCCGCCTGACTTCCTGACGGTTGAAATGTCCGGCAGGTTGGGAGTGCTGTAAATTTCATATCTTGACAAACGGCCTTGATCTATCAGCCATCGCGTTGATTTTGCCTCAATCATTTTTTGGAAAATATCGAGTGGCTTACCATCTAGGCGCTGAGGGGTGCCAGTTAAACCTATGACTATTGAGCCTTGCTCAATTGCCCATGTGATAACCGTCTCAAACATCCGGCCCTTACCCAGGTGCGCCTCGTCAATAAACAATATCGTTGGTGCCTTCATGCTAGCGTAGCGCGAATGCACGGTGCCAATGGTGCCGACCTGAACAGGTAGCTCGCTTCTGCGCTTGCCGCTGGTAATTAAACCGTGCTCAATGCCAGCTTTCCAAAAGCTCTGGCTTGTTTGGCGCAGCAGGTTTTTTCGATGCACCAAAAACCAAACGCTACCGCCTGTTTTTTTCTTGGCCTCAGAGGTTATGTATCCCGCCACAACAGTCTTGCCAAAGGCAGGTGACGCAACACCAAGTATTGACCTGAACCCCTCGCGCAAAGCATGACGAAGGTTATCAACAAACTCGTTTTGATCCTCAAAAAGGGTGAAGTTTTTCATTCTTACCGCGCCTCCATTTCATCCAGCGCAGCACTCAGCTTTTCATACGTCACCACCTTCATGTTATGCACGCGCCCGGCGGCAATATCCGTCACATGGTCACGCGCCACATGGGCACGGCGGGCAATTTCAGATAGGTTTTTTCCCTGCATACGGGTAACTAACTGGTCGATTAGCTTCATTTGTTGCGCTCCAATTTTGTGTTTGACATCGCAAAGTGTAGCCCCTATAGTTTGTGGGCGTCAACCGATAAAACACATGGCAAAGGAGAGCAGCATGAAGCAACGCATACTAAGCCTGCTTGAAGAACTAGAAGATATTTCTAACATTCTTGAGCGCTGTATTGCGGACAAAGCAACGCATCAAGAATTATCAATGACACAGGATGAATCTAGTGGATTGCTTGACTATATCAATGACCAGATAAATGAAATCAACAACGCTATTGTAGATTTGGAGTGGGATAAATAATGCACATCATCAACTACTCAGACCTAACGCCAGAGCTAGCACGCCGGGGCGTCTTTGTGCGCAACATGCCGAACGCCGCCTACCACCAATATCCAGGCATCAGCAACAGCGGCCTGTCACTGGTCGCACGCAGCCCGGCACACTACGCCTACCGTAGCGGTTTTAAATCCACGCGAGCGATGGATATTGGCACCGCGTTTCACACGGCATTACTTGAGCCGGAACGCTACGCATCTGAATACATGACCATTAAGGGCATAAATGACCGCCGCAAGTATGAATACCAGCAGGCCAAAAAAATCTATGGAGACCATGCCACGCTGACTGACAACGAAGGCGCATCTGTTGACGTGATGGTAGAATCCGTGCGCAACAATCCAGACGCGAACGCCATCCTCAGCGAACCCGGCCATGCAGAGCTATCGGCGTTTGCTGAAGACCCCGAAACTGGCGTATTGCTACGCTGCCGTTATGACTGGATCACCGACACGCAGCGCGTTATCGACGTTAAGAAAACGCAGGATTGCCGACAGCGCGCGTTCAGTCGCAGCGTGTTTGCATACCGTTATTACGTGCAAGAGGCTATGTATCGCCATATTTTTGAGCTAATCATGGGTACGCAGCTAGATAGCTACCAGTTCCTAGCCATTGAGGAGCACCCGCCGTGCGCCAACGTTCTGTACACGCTTGATGACATGGCGAAGATGAAAGGCCACCAGGAATACCGCGAGGCGCTGCTAGCCTATGCCGAGGCAGAGCATAAAAACGAATGGCCCGCCTACGGCTTGCACAGCGACATTTGCAGCCTGCCGGACTGGGTGATGATGGATATGCTAGACGAAGAGCTAACCTAACAGGAGAACGACCATGGCCGATATTAGCCAAGCAATGCAAGCGAAGAGCGATCAGCTCAACAGCCTGGATATCATCGGTTCGCCGTTGATTATCAAAATCAGAGGCGTTGATTACAAACAAGGCCGCGAACAGCCAGTATGGGTGTATTTTGATGGCGACAATCAGCGGCCATGGAAGCCCAGCAAAGGTATGATCCGCATCTTGTGCGGCGCGTGGGGCACCGAAACAGACGCATGGATTGGGCGCTATGCGCGCCTTGAGTACGAGCCAAGTGTCATGTACGCAGGTAAAGAGGTGGGCGGCATTTGGGTTAAGGCCATGAGCGACATTCCGGCGAAGGGCATGATGTTCTCGCTCGCGATCAATCGCAGCAAGCGCATTCCGTTTCCGGTCGAACACCTGAGCGTAGAGCCCACGATGTACCCACAGGAAAAATTCGACGCCGTTAAACAAGCCATGATCGACGCTATGCAGTCCGGAAAGATGACGCTGCCGCAGGTTATTGCGCAATGCCAGAAGACCGGTCAGCTCACGCCTGAGCAGATCAAGGTACTTGAGCAAAACGCGCCCATCGAGGATGAAGGGCATCCCGATGAGCCGCAACTAAACCAGCAGCCCGCAGCGGGCACTGATAACCAACCCACTAAGCATGAAGGAATTTGAGCATGAATGTACTAAGCGCCACAGGCAACCTGGGCAGCGATTGCCGTATCAACCAAGTATCTGGCACCACTGTATGCAATTTTAGCGTTGCTATGAAGTCAGGCTATGGCGACCGCGCTCAAACGCTATGGCTCGACTGTGCGCTATGGGGCAAACAGGCAGAGTCCCGGCTGCCTGAGTTTCTGAAAAAAGGCCAACAAGTAGCGGTATCCGGCGAACTATCCACACGCGAGCATGAAGGAAAAACGTACTTACAGTTGCGTTGCAATAGCGTTGATCTGGTGGGTGGTAAGCAGGAAGGCGGAAGCGGTGGAAATGCGCAACCAGCGGCGCAGAGTCAGCCGCAGCAGGCAGCGCCGCAGTCTTCGGCTAGCGATATGGATGACTCGATTCCGTTTTGATGCTAACTATCAAAATCCAATAACCCATAAACAAAATCAATTAGCCACCCCGCGCTAGAGGTGGCAGTATTTGAGACGCAACACGACACCACTGGATAAGCACATGAAAGTAATAGACCAAAAAATCACAGAGCAGTACGCTCTGTACCACGCTGATACTGTAGAAGTGGCGCAGCACTTACCATCTGATAGCGTTGGATTTTCCTGTTTTAGTCCTCCTTTTGAGACGTTGTTCACATATTCCAACTCCGACCGCGACATGGGCAACGCCAAAAACAGCAGCGAGTTTTGGCAGCAATATCAATATCTGATTGCCGAGCAGTTCCGCGTTATGATGCCGGGGCGTTTGGTAGCTATTCATTGCATGAACCTGCCCACCAGCAAAGTGAACGACGGCTACATTGGCATCCGCGACTTCCGTGGCGAGATCATCCGCGCTTATCAAGATGCCGGGTTTATCTATCATTCCGAAGTCGTCATTTGGAAAGACCCTGTAACGGCAATGCAGCGCACCAAAGCTATGGGACTGCTTCACAAGACCATTAAGAAAGATAGCAGCATGAGCCGCCAAGGTATCCCTGACACCATGGTCATCATGCGCAAGCCCGGACAAAACGAAGTGCCGATTGAAGGCGCGTTGACGCACTACACTGGCGATGCGCCGCCCGCTGGATTCAAGCAAATTGAATATGACGATAACCGCTGCGCTTACGTGCCACACGCAGACCACAACACGCCTATTGACATTTGGCAGCGATATGCCAGCCCGGTATGGATGGATATTGACCAAGGCGATACGCTCAATTTCCGCGAAGGTCGCGCCAGCGACGATGAACGCCACATTTGCCCGTTGCAGTTGGGTGTTATTGAGCGCTGCCTGCAACTATGGTCAATGCCCGGCGATACCGTATGGAGTCCGTTTGCGGGTATTGGCAGCGAAGGCTATGTATCCATCCGCATGGGTCGCAAGTTTATAGGTGCCGAACTGAAAGAGTCCTACTACAAGCTAGCGCTGCGCAATCTTGAGCAAGCAGGCAAGGGTCAAGACGACCTATTTGGCGGGGGTGCGGTATGAGCAGCTATCAGGATTTTATCGAGTCAAAAGAACTGAAAACTATCCCTGTTGGATTTGAGCCTAACGATGCGCTATGGCCCGCTGATATGTTCCATCACCAGCAATCGGTAGCGGCATGGGCTTGTCGTAAGGGACGTGCTGGCGTGTTCTTTGATACCGGGCTAGGCAAGACCATCACGCAGCTAGCATGGGCGCAGCAGGTGCAAGCCAAAGACAATGGCTACGTGCTGATACTGACGCCGCTAGCCGTTGCAAAACAGACTGAACGCGAAGCCGTGAAGTTTGGCATGGTCGCTACGTTTGTTGAAAATGGCGACGCCATTGGCGATCCGGGAATCTACATCACGAACTATGAAAAGCTGCATCATTTCGATACGTCAATTTTCGCGGGCGTGGTGCTAGACGAATCCAGTATTCTCAAGGGCATGATGGGCAAAGTGCGTCAGCAAATTACCGACGCATTTGGCGCAACGCCTTATCGTCTTTCATGCACCGCGACTCCAAGCCCTAACGATTTTATGGAGCTGGGTACGCAGTCTGAGTTTCTGGGCATCATGAGTCAGACAGAAATGCTGGCCATGTTTTTCATCCACGACACGGGTGGAGGAACTGGCGATTGGCGGCTAAAGCATCACGGCAAAGCGAAGTTTTGGAAGTGGCTATCGACGTGGTGCGTATTCCTGCGCAGCCCTGCCGATATGGGTTTTGATGCTGATGGGTACGACCTGCCGCCAGTCGACTATTATCAGCATACGATTGAAACGCAGGCGACCGACGGACTGTTTGTAGAGCCTGCGCAGTCATTGCAAGAGCGCAACACGGCACGGCGCGAAACGGTCGAACAGCGCTGCCAGCGCGCCGCCGATATTGTCAATGGGATGGATGCGCCATGCGTGGTATGGTGCAACCTGAATGCTGAGTCCGAATTGCTCACAAAGCTAATTGATGGCGCGGTTGAAGTGAAGGGCAGCGATAAAGACCAGCACAAAAGCGAGTCACTGTTAGCGTTCGCGGATGGCAAGATTAAATGCCTGGTCAGTAAGCCAAAAATCGCAGGATTCGGCATGAACTGGCAGTCAACTTACAATTGTGTGTTTGTCGGACTATCCGATAGCTGGGAATCGTACTATCAAGCGATTCGCCGCCAATGGCGCTTTGGTCAAAAGCACGCCGTTCAGTGCCACATTGTCAGCGCGGACGTTGAAGGCCTGGTGGTCGAAAACATCCGACGCAAAGACGCACAGCATGAAGAGCTAAGCTCGGCGATGATGACGCACATGAAAGCGTTTATGCAGGCCGAAGTGTTCGGCAGTAAGGCGGAAAAAACCGACTACCTGCCCAGCGTTGATATGCACATACCGGAGTGGCTAACATGCACCAAAGCACATACTACAAACGCCTAGCCGCTGGCTACGACCACGAACAGGCGCACACGCTACCCAAACACTGCCCGCGCTGGATGCGGGCAATTGAAGAACAGGAAGGCCAGCCGTTGCGCGAAATACTGGCAGCGGCAGCCAAAGCAGCACCACAAACGGGCTATACCTGCGCTGACTTAGCGCGTGAATGGGGTATCAAAAAGGACACGCTAGGCCACTGGTGCCGAAAGTGGGATATACGGTTCCCTACTGGTGCCAGCGCTCGGCAAAAAGAGGCCGCCAAGTCTACGATTGATAGGGTTAATCGGAGGAAGCGAAAATGATTACCGTAAAAATCACAAAAACGCAGCGCATTGACGACCGCGCGGTTACTGACACAACCGAGCTAAAGGGCGATGCAGGAGAAGTGCTTGCATTTCTTGACGAGCTGGGCCATACCGTACCGATGCAGGATGATGAAAAGACCGATACTGTTCATTGAGGAAAAACCATGAGCGCCATTCAGTTTAAACGACTAACCAAAAACGCCACCATCCCAACGCGCGCCACTGACGGCAGTGGTGGATTCGACCTGTACTGCACTGAGCGCGTCGACCTACCGCCAGGGCAGCGGATGTTATTGCCAACGGGCATTGCCATGGCGTTACCGCATGGCACCTGCGCGATGGTATGGCCCCGCAGCGGGCTAGCAGCCAATCGCGGCATTGATCGGTTGGCAGGGTTCATCGACGCTGACTACCGGGGCGAGCTACATGTATCGCTGATTAACCACGGCCTAGACGTTGTGGAGTTCCGTCCCGGTGACCGGATTGCGCAGCTTGTGGTGACGTATTGCCTGACTGACTCAGTAGAGGTCGATGAGCTAGACGACACTGAGCGCGGCGCGGGTGGATTCGGTAGCTCTGGTCGATAGCCAAAACCTAACGAATCACCGAATCGTATAGAGAATTACAATTATAAATTCAGCCTAAAAACCTCTAATATCATCTCATACATAAAGCGAAGCATTAAGGAGAAAGGCAATGAACAACGCTAAACGAGTTGATGATTGGCACGAAGAGGGCGACGTTTCCGGCAAGTTCGTAAAGCGCGGTGGCAAGGTTATTTATACGGATATAGGTGGATGCACGGGCAACGGAAAAGTTCGTGCCATTGGTTATCGCGCAGATGATATTTTAGAGACGCGCCGCACTTATTACATCAATTGGAGCGACAAGCTAGTGAAGGTTGCATAACACTAACACCAACACGCCCCGCACAGCGCGGGGCTGCTAAACAACAGGAGAAAAACCATGCAAGCCATCCTATCTTTCACCATCGCCATGACGTTCATTGCATCCTGGCTAACGCACATCGTGACATGCCTTCAAGACGGCTCTTGGGGCTTCCTGATCGCTGGCGCGCTTATGTTCCCCATCGCCATAATCCACGGCTTTGGCATCTGGATAGGAGTATTTTAAATGGAAAATAACACAGTGAAGTTAAACCCCGACATCGTAATCGGCAACGCCACCGTAGTCGGCACCGAATCAGGCTGGGCACTCCCCGGCGGTCGCATTGTCCGCGACAAGACGCAAGCCCGCATGTATGCGCGGCGGATGGCTAATTTGATGACTGGATTGGAGGTGGTGAAGTGAAAACCGTACCCGACTACATGCTGGACGACATCGACGCAGACGCCCGCGACGCCCGCGACCTTGAGCTAGAAGCGAAGCGCCAAGCCGCATGGGATGAAATGCTGAGCGATGACGGCGACATCAGCGAGGTGCTAGAGCGGCTAACCGAGCATCCGCTTGAAGCGCTCAACCTACTGCGCGACTATCACCACCTCGGCAACGACCTGCGCACGGCCGGGTATGAGCTGGCAGCGCGGTTGCATGAACTGGCGGATGGAGTTATCGAGGAGCGTATCGGATGAACAGCTTTAACCCGCTACAGAGCATTACCAACGCCATCATGGCCCATGTGCCCGATACCATTTTCGGGCAAGGGCTGGCGATTGGTGCAGGACTGTTAATTTGCATTGGTGCGGTGCTGTTTATTGCCGCGCTGGGTGTTTGGATTGCTGAGAAGATGGGGTATTTGAAATGAATCAGAATGATAAAGATCAGGCGCTGACCAAGTGTGCCATGCAGGTTGAGCCAGCGCTCTGGGGCTACGATAAAATCAAAGCCTTTTGCGGCGTGATAATCCAATGGGATGATTACCAGCAACGCCGCACCGAACTCATCAACGAACCAGATGACGCGGAAGCGCCTGAGTGGGCACGGTGGAAGGCGCAGGATGGGGATGGAGAATGGTACTGGCATGAAGCCCAGCCGCACAGCGATGAGCATACGTGGGACATGTATTGCCCTAACGATGAAAATCAAATGATTGCATCGTATGGAAAAATCCCCGCAGGCCACGACTGGCGAAAAACACTAAAACCAGTGAATCAATATATGAGCAATAATGAGCCAGTTAAGAGCCGGAATGAGCCGCACGGCATAACAGGCGTAAAGCATCGCGTTGACCGCCAGCTAAACCCAAACACCAGCAGCTTGACCGACTCTCAGGCGCGTGAATATGCTGAAGAATTAAAAACCTGCAGTGACGGACAACCATGCGGGCAGGAGGATTATTGCGACGACTGCCCCAACGCGCCACATGCTCAGGATGCGCGGCGGTTGGATGAGCAATTGCGCGACGCGATAAACCCCGGCCATTACCGCCAAGGGGGCATTGAGTGCATCGACGCACTAAAAGCGGCCACGGTAGGCAAAACAGGCATCGAGGCCGTGTGCGTCGCCAATGTCATCAAGTACCTCTGGCGATATGAAGAAAAAAATGGTGTCGAAGATGTCGAAAAAGCGCTATGGTATCTCAATCGACTGCACGACGAACTGCACGATTAAAGCGCCAGCCCTGGGGCGCTATGCAATACCAGGGCTTACCCAGCGGCGGCCAACCCTAACGGGTGAAGTGGGGCAGAATAACGCCGCCAGTGGTCACGCACCGACCTCCTCCGTTTCGACGGCACTGCTTATGCAGTAGGTGTGGGAAACCACCGTTTGCCCCTACGAGACAGGGGCTTTTTTATGACTATCACAACAGGGGCGCAACATGCGACTGAGCAAATACGAACAGCAGCTATTTGAGGAAAAATGCAAACAGGCCATGGCGTTGCGCGCCGTGTCAGGCGCAAAGTCAATCAAACGTCAGATACGCGAATATCCAGGACGCGTGGTCAATGTCGTGACTGCCGAACAGCGCATACGGTACCAAGGCGCGTCGCTGCACGACGCCTGCACGCAGCCCGTGGGGGCATATCGGCATTTGCAGGGGGCGCGGCAATGAGACAGCTCGACAGTACGGATATTGCGTTTATCAGCGAGACCTACCCGGCGTACACGAAAGCTGAAGTGTGCAACAAGCTGGGCATATCGGGGCGCGAATACAGCGCGGCCCTACGCGGCCTTGGGTTGACCGACACACGTCTACAAGGCGTGCGATGCCCGCGCTTAGATTGGCCTAGCGTCTGGTACGCTTACACACGATGCGGCGATGTTATCAACACGGCGCTGGCCACCGGATACTCACGCGAAGCGGTGCGCTATGCGCTGGAATCCATGCTCAACATGCCCACAACTCGACGCGCTGCGTACTGGAACCGCTGGGCGCACAAAAATGGGCGGGATGAGTATACCGATGAGGATTTAGCGGTTATAGTTTGATTGTCGTCAAACCTTTCCTAAAGCGCAACTACTACCACCGCTACAACCAGCCCTGCCACCAATCGGGGCTTTTTTTATTACTTCCAATATGCACCAGAAAGGACTTTTTTTACTGTTGCTACAGATACGCCGTATTTTTCAGCCATATCTTCACGGCTGTAACCTGACCCCCTGCCATTTTTTGCTCTTCTTGGTAGTGATCGCATTTCATCGGCTTTTTCTTTTGTCAGCTTAACGCATCGCCTATTTCTTCCTTGCTCCACACTGGTTGCCCATTTGCAGTTATGTGGATTATACCCCTTGTTATTGTCAATTCTTTCAATGCTAGTGTTTTCTGGCCTTTCGCCCATATCTTTCTTAAATTGAAAAAAGTCATTTCGCCAAGATTCGCAAACATGAATTCCTCTTTTTCCGTAGTGTTTATATGCTTTGCACTTTGGGTTATGACACCTATCAATCATGTGGCTCCATGTTTTAAAAAGCTCTTCCCCCCACGCTCCGTGCTTATATCTTGAAGAATCCTTACCTCTCCTGGGCTCAGGAAAATGCAGGGGATCGCCATGCTTTTTCCATCGGAGGTAATGCGCGCGGCAAAGGTTATGCTTTTTAACATGAACTGAATTTGAGCAATTTTCTATTTTACACATTTTAATCCCCTATAGATCCCTAGGTGGATATAGTAGCAGCAAATAGAAAATAATTCTATCGTTTTAGCACCCTGTCAATAAAGCTTGGAGCCACACCTACCTGCTTGTCGTCACTACGCTTCTTAACGTTAATCCCCAGCGCTGCGCCCATTGTAACAAACAGCCATACCAACATACCTGTAAACTCGCCATCGCTTACAACGGTGGGGTCTTTGACAATAGTGAATGCCATTGAACCTGCCAGCGTGCCGAGCGATAGCGTAAATACCCACCCGAGCGCTGGCCGCCACCCTGATTTAAACCACCCATCTTGCTGGGACTCAACGCGCATTGTCTCATTGACCATGCGCTGCCTATCCAGGTCTGCGTTAATGCGTGCGCGCTCCATTTCGGCTTCCAGCTCACGCAGCTTTAGCGCGGATTGCGGGTCTTGCTGTAGCGCGGCTTGAACTGCCTCCGGGCTGTCCTCAACGCCCAACAGCTTAGCGATACCGCTACCAACTGCGTAACCAGCGCCACCGTATAGAGCACCGCCCAAAGCTGGCGCAGCTTTCGCCACCGTTTCTGCGACATCTCTCCAGTTCATCCAAGCACCTCAATGCAGCGCTCATAGCGCCGCTGTCTGTCATCTAATCCATTCGTGCCGCCGTTAATGCGCCGCGTAGCGGTCACAATGTCAGCGCCAACGGGAACGTTGGTCACGTAAAACCAGCATGCCGCAAGCGCTCCAATGCCCGGCTCTAACAGCGAATCAGGATACAGCACTGGCTCTCTGCTGTTGATCGCGTCAGCAAACCGGGTGTAATTGTAGCGCCCTGTTAACTGAATAGGGCCACGGCCACGGAATAGCCACCCATCGCCGTCTTTATCGTTACCCATGCGCCCGCCGTACACGTTATTGGCGAGCGCCTCGGGATTGCGCGCGTACTGCGATGCGATGCGGTCGTTGGGGAATCGTGACGGCCACACCTGCATCAACCGCCTTGCGCTGTACGATAGGTTTTCTTCCAGCGTATTTAGGTCTCGGCTTTCATGACCAACCTGGGCAAACAACATGGCCCGGTCATCACGTCGCACGTCGAAAAACTCAATAGCGTCATCGAATGCCACCGCCCACCGTGTAGGATTGGGGCATCCGGGCATGCACGCGGCTAGTTGCTCGGGGGTGATATGGCGGTAGGTTTCTGCGTTTTCGTAGATGCTCATTCGTCAAACCACTCCTTAATGCCGCCGTGGTTGCTGCAAGCGCCGCGCCGTGTATCAGTAGTGGTAAACATGCCATCAACACACAATCCTGATACGCCAATTACACGTTCACGCACCAACGCATCAATGTCGCGATCACGCATACTCGACAACGCAAGCAAGACAACAGCAACAGCAGCAACGGCTAGACAGACGTTTTTCATAGCTTGTCAATCCTCTGGTTAATGAGGCGCATCGCCATTTGCTTAACCGCATGACTGCCAATAAAGCCTAGCATGCCGCCGATAAAGATTTGCCAGCCCGGCTGCGCACCGAGTGCCGCAATTACCGAGCTGCACGTTAGCGATAGCGCGCCACAGATCATGGCCTCTAGTGCGATACGCACGGATGATGTTTCCTCGTTGTCGTAAATGACGCGCAACACCGCTATCACGACTGCCATTAGAGCGCCCCCTAGCCATGGTGGCAGATTCTGCAACGCCCTCATCCAATCATCTGGGTTATCAGACATTCTGCCGCCCTTTTTGCGTAGTTTCATAGTGCATTTGCTAGCTCAAATTAATGTTCTCAGTGGCTTGACAGTATAGCAAAAAAGCGCCACGAGGGCGCTTTGTGGCTACCATGATATGGCGTTTAGGCCGTCAATCGAGGTGGCTGCGCTAATTTCATCCTCCATCGCCTGCCGCTTGCCTGTGGCAGCACCGCTTAGCGATACCCAGGCGTCGGCCTTGGCGATGATGCGCGTTGCCAGCTCGGCCTTGTCCATGCTGCGGCCAGCGGCCAGCGCGTCGATGTACGGTGTGGCAACGGTGTTATCCGCCTGCCATGCCCGCGCCTCGCGCTCCTGCTTATCCCAGGTCAACGTCTCGGCCTGCGGGTATGCGTTCAGGATAGCCCCCATCTCCGCCTCATAGCCAACGTTGATACGCTGCATGGCGTCGCTCTTGGCACGCTCCAACGCTTCGGCACGCTCGGCATCGGTGTAGGGGCGCGTGTTCCACACCTGACGCCAAGTGCCGTCTGTCTGCTTCTCTGGTTGTCCCTCGGTTACTACGTCGCCAGTGGGGCGCTCTGTGGGTTGCACGGTGGCAAAGCCCAGTGCGTTTAGCGTGGCCTCGCCAGGTTTTTTAGGCAGACTGACATTAGGCACCGCTTGTCGCACTTGGCGTAGCGTCAGCGGGTATTCTAGGGTTTGGGTGTTGATGTACATAGTGTCTCCTTATCTTGGATTGGCATTAGAAGTAAACCCGCCGGACGGACCGAACGTAGATGTTGCTCGTCTTAAAGCCCAGGTTCTCGCCGCCGCCATCAATGTACACGCGCCACGCGCTGCTGCCCGACTCCGTGGCCGACCAGTAGTAGCTCGTGACGAACGCCTCGCTACCGCCTTCTTGAAACCCTGTCAGCGCGGTTTGAGCAGGGTTGCCGCTAGTGTAGTTGCTGAGCGGTGGATCTACGCGGTCAGTCGCGCCGTAGCTAGTATCGTTACTTTCAGTCGTCGGCTTAAAGGCGCGGTACAAAATCCGCATCTCGTCCAAATCAGGCAGCTTCCAGTCTGTGTAACCGCCGATATTCAAACCGGCTGCATAGCTAATCGCGCTGTCCCATGCGGCCGTGTTTCCGCTGTTCGATCCCTCCGCTTTCGGGCTGACAACCAGCGCGTAACGCTGCCCACCACCAGCCGCCTCGGTGTACATAATCCCAGAAAAATACCCGCCTTCGGATTCAACATAAGTCCCGATTGGCATGTTTTCCCAGTCTATACCTTTACTTCCCGCCGCCATCAGCATTGCTTCAATCATGCGCTTGCTCCCAGCACTCCCGACCAATTAGCACCATCGTAATTCAGCACCACGATTGTCCATGTAGCTCCAAGCTCCGGCGCGGTCGCATCATGCCAGCGAATACCAGGAGGCCATGTGATAGCCGACGCGCCTGTGATTGACAACACAACGGTCATTGAGCGGCCAGCGGGTACGTTAGCGAATGTCAGTGTGCGAGCAACACTAGCGTCAACAGTAAACTCATTGCCTGTCGCTAGATCAAGCGTGGCAGTGGTCGAGATACTGGCGAGGTCGTAGCGCGGAAATGATGTGTCAGTGAGGTCGCGTTTTAATTCTAGTTCAGAATTGGTTTTTTGAGATGACCAGACGGACGTTGCTGATGTCGTGCTATCGTTAATTTCAGCCTTAGCATCTAATTCCGTGCTAATCTTAGAACTTGACCACGTTGTCAGCGCACTCGTTTGACCGTCATCAATCACGCCCTCGGAAACAACTTCACCCGCTTGTCCCGCCCAGTATTTAGCGCTGTATTGTCCAGGCTCAACTTCTGTTTCTGACTCAGCCCATTCAGCCGCTTTTTGTTCGCTAGCTAGTGCGGCGTCAGCGTTATTGCCACTGGTGACAACATCCTGCTCGGTTTGCACGCGGTCTTGCTCGGTTGCGATCCTGTCAAGCGCTGTTTGTTCAGCGTCGTCGCTTGCTGACTGAGCGCTATTAGCTGCCGCTGTTTCGCTATTGCTAGCGTTAACAGCACTCGAATTAGCGTCTTGGGCATACCCGCGAGCGCCCTTTAAGCCGCCACTGACTCCGGTGGTTGATGTCGCCCAGCGTTTCGCAGATTCAGCCGTGGTGCCTTGCGCCCATTCTTTTGCCGCATAGTCAGTAGCCGCTACTAGCGCGCCGGTAGTCGTCGCCCACTCTTCAGACAGCGCAGCCGATGCCAGCGATTCAGCGGCTTTCGTTTCAGCCGTACCCGCGTTGGCTTCCGCCTCCGTTGCCAAGGCGTTAAGCTCTGGCTGTAATGTATTCGCTTGAAATAAATTCCACGTTACTGCCTTCGGGTCAAACACCTCCGGCGCATCCGTTAATAACGGTACGGGAGGAAACGCGCTGATCTGCTGTGCCATTATACTAAACCCTCAATTTTAAATTGTGCCTGCACTACCTTATAGGTGTTGTGCGCGGGAATGAAGTCACTATAAAACCCGTAAATAATACCACTGGCGTATTTGTCGGCAATCCACACGACTTTTTGTGACGCTAGCGATTGGATTTTATCAAATACGGTATCGGCGCGGCTTTCGTCAATCATCGTTGTGATGCTTAACCGCCGCCGTGTTTGGCGAACGACTAGCACATTATAGCCGAACGTGGCATTAAATTCGTTGGTTGAATAGTCCTTAATGCGCGGCTCCATGCCTAGCACATCTTCGCCAATCACGAACTCTTTACCGAACACTAGCTCGCCTATCATTGCTTGCCCGCTAGCGGCTGCCACGGTCACAGTGACCACCATATCTGGATACGGAGGGATACCGAAAAACTGGAACCGCGTGCGAACCGATACGCCACCAAAGTAGAAATTCCAGTAACCTGGGCCACGATTTCCTAGCGACTGCTGCGTTTCGTTGTACACCTCGCCGCCACCCAAAACACTGGTAACAGTGACGTTCACCGACGACCCCAGCACGTTAAATAGTGCCAGCGCGTTAATCGCGGTGCCTGGGGTGTAGGTCACAACAATATCCGCTTCATCGGTGCTAGGACTACCGACGCTGCCGTCGAACATGGCCCAACGGTTTGTTGATCCTGTCGCTAGCCAGTAAGGCTGCCCCGCACTGGGGTCGCCTTCCGGCGCTATCGGGTCGGTCGTCGGGTCTTCGCCCGTGCTAGCAATCAATGCCTCATAAGTGCGATAAGCGCCATCGTAAAAAGCGCGAACCACATCGCCTACGGCATACGCGGTGCCGGAATCCCACACGGGCAACGTTGATTCAGCCAATGACGACGCCGTGAGCGTCGTCAGATTGGGCTGTAGCGGCTCAATAATCTTCATGCAGTTACATTCCTCTCGCCCGGCTGTCCCAGCGTATCCCAATCATCCATAATAGATGCAGTCTCCTGACTAGCTTCAAGTATACCACGCAGCACGGCCTCAAGGTTTTGGTTCATTCGGTCAACAGACTCTTTGACCTGCGAATTATCCATCAGCGAGCGCGTGTCGCTGTTGCTCATGATGCGGCTCGGGCCGGTGTATTCAAGCTCCGGGCCACGCTCACCGACCATGCGCCAGCCGCCAGCGTGTGCGCCGCCATTGGCGAATCCTGGGATGTTTTCAAACTGGCCGTAGCGTTCGTAATGCTCCTCTAGCGTCAGCCCAGCGTCAGCGATAGCTTGCGCAGTTTGGTCTATCGTCCAGTTGCTGCGACCGCCCTGCTCAATTCTGTTTAGCTGCTGTGTTTTTGCTTCAAGGTAGCTCGTCGATGCGTTAGCGCTACCCGCGTTAGCGGCATCATCCTGAGCCGATGCCAGGGCGGAAACAGATGACCTCAGCGAGCCAATGGCGCTAGAGATGCTCATTACGCTGCCATTAATTTGCTGCAACCAGCTTAGCTGCCCAAACTGTGCTTCTAGCGACGCTGCCTCGCTGTCGATAATTGCATCTAGCCGCGCAATCTCATTATCGTACAGCGACTGGGCTTGTTCCATTTGCGCTTGCAATTGCGTTAGCTGAGATTCGTAACCTACGCGGATAGCGTCCGCGTTCTCAGCATTAGCCGTTAAGAACTCGGCATGCCGCTGATTAGACGCGGCAATCTGTTCATCAATCTTAGAGAGCGCGGCTTCGTACTGCGAACGGGCATCTTCAGCTTGCTGGTTGAGCGCCTCCAGCGCCTGTTCTTCGGTGCTTAGCTGTGATGATGCGCGTTGCTCAAGGTCGCTAATCACACCAGCGGTTGACCAGAAGTCGCGCTGGTAATCTTCAAGCGTGGAGAATAACCCCTCACTTGGCTCGGACACGACAGAAAGCGCCTTCTCTAGCAAACGCTGGTCGCCCAATCCGCCGCTTTGCTGAACGCCGCGCAGATATTTTTGAGCGTTAGCCCGCTGCATAGCCTGCGCAGTGCCGCTTGCGATCATGCTATCTAGCGCACTGCGTAGCGAATCACTCGCGCGCTCAGTATCACGCATAGTATCGCTTAGCGTGCCGATGTTTTCATTTATTGTGCTTAGCGTTGAGTCTAGTAGTTCAGACAGCGATTCTCGCTCAGCATTCGCTGCGTCTCGCTCATCCTGCATCATCCAAATTCGCTCGAGAAGCGCCCGATTACCCTCGTGGGTAGCGTCTAGCTCACGCTGTCTGAGTGTTGCAGTATCGCCCAGCATGTTTAGTATTTCTGTTTCTAGTGAAACGAACTCGCTGCTAAATGACTGCATAGCGGATTGTGTGGCGCTAATAGAGTCCGCAATATCCGCACTTGTCCGCTGAAACTCATCTGTGACGGCCTGCTGCTCTGACTGCACTGCGCTAACAAGCGACTGGAACGCAGATTGTAGTGCGCTCTGCGCATTCTGTTCAGCCGCTTGCGCTGCCTGTAGCCGCGCTGCTTGCGCCTGAGCTGCCGCTCGGCTGAATGCCGCCTCATCCTGTAGCTGCCACAGTCGCTCTTTTAGCGCTCGATTGGCGGGGGCGATTGCCGCTAGCTCTAACTGACGTTGCGCTGTTACGTCATTCTGTATAGCCAGTAGTTGCTGCTCAATTTTACTGCGCTCTTGTGCAATTGCCGCCTCATCTTGCAGTTGCCAGACACGGTATTGTAGCTGCGCGAGGTTGTATTCTTCTGCGCCTGCGAGTTCACGTAGTTGCGCAATTTCTCGTTCGCGCTGAGTATAAACATCGCCCGTAATATTCAAGATTTCACGCTCTAACGATTCGCGTACACGGATAGCCTCACTAAAATCAGTGACAGACTGCGCAGCCTCCTGCGTGACGGGCACTAGCTCACTAAACGCACCGGATACTTGCAGCAACGCCGCGTAATTCCGCTGGCCTGATTCGGTTGCGAGGTCTTGCGCTTCTACTAGCGCTCGGAATCCTTCGCGGGTTTCCGGTAGCGTCATGCCTAATTGCCCAAGCGTGCTAGTAAGGTCGGCTTGCAGATTAGCCGTGCGCTCAGCATCCGAGAAATACTGCTGGTAATACGACTCTTGCAGCGCCGCTAGCTGCTGCACACCGCCCACTTGGCTGGCGATAGCATCGGCATAACGCAGCGCACCCTCCGCGCCCGCATCCCATTGTAGGTTGAGTCGCTCGGCCACTGCGTTGAGCGTCTGCATGGCAGCGTTAGCGGTCACAAACCGCTGGGTAATTTGCTCGGCAGTGGCCCCTGCGTCAACTAGCGATTGGGTAAACTCTGCGTCGATAACGTTAGCGGCGGCAATCGTGCGTTTTGCTAACTGATCATGAATGCCAGCGGCGTCGTTAGCGTTGAGGCGAACGGCTTGCACAGCATTGGCCATGGCATTCAGCTCTTGTTCGCTGCCTGCCACGCCTGCCAGGGCGTTATCCATGGCGGTAATTTGATTAAGGAAAGCAGTGGCATTCTCAAATCCGCCAAAGGTTTCTTCTAGTCGCGCCGTGCCGGGATCGGCAAAACCAACGGTACCAAACGCGCCACGGCTGAACACGCCCTCCCCGTAGTTTTCAAATAATCCGTGGCGCATGGGGTCAACGCCTTGACCGACGGTAGCCAGCTCAAATTTAGGGGCTGTTTTTCCGCCGCCAAATAGGCCGCTAACCGCACCCACAATGCCATCAACAATGCCCAGCCCCAGCACGTTATCAATCAGTGCGCCACCTGCTAGCCATGGCATGGCGCTGCTCATGGCAGACATAAAACCACCGCCACTAACGGCGCTTCCGGTTAGCGCATTGCCGTATAAACCACCCTGCACCGCACCCGTAGCGGCTCCGCTGTATAGTCCGCCAGCTGCTGCGCTGCCAGTTAGTGCATTGGCATAAAGCCCGCCGCTTGTTGCTGCGCTGCCGAAACCTAATGCCGACCTAGCTCTGCCGAATAGCTGCCCGGCACCGCTCAGCATTGTGCCGATTCCGCCGCCATTCTGGCTGAACAGGTCGCCAACTCCACCCGACATCGGCCCGCTAGTGCCCATGCCCAACTGAATCTTGATCTCGTTCTTAACGGCAGCGTAGGCCAATTCAGCCATCAGGTTTTCAAACGCGCCCTTGAGTTGGTCGGCAAAACTATCGAAGCTATCAAGCGCGCCTTTGAACGCATCTTTGAACGTTTCATCGACCGAATTACCGAAGCGTTGCCATTCGCGGCTCATTTCCTCAGTAGCCGTTTCCGTTGCATCTTCGACGTTGTACAACTCTTCTTGCAGCGCCACCATGGCGCGCTGGTAGTCGCCAAAATTCAGCGTCCCCGTGGCAAGCGCGGTGTTTAGCAAGCCAACGCCCTGAGCGTATGCCTGTGTGCGAGCGCGAGCTGGGTCTAGGCGGTTGAGGAGGGTGTTGAGTGAGTCAGACAGGTTGCCAAAGTTGCCCGTTGATGTTTCAGCCGTGTCGTTCAGTGATTTAGTGGCATCATCGGCTAGCGCTGTTTCTTCCCGCGTGCGCTCTAATCGGTCGGCATACACAACAAACGCATTGGCGTTATCTTCAATTCGCTGCGCAGTTTCTTCTCGGGCTACGTTGATTTTCTGATTCAATTCAACGATGCGCTCTTGGGCCTCTGCTACGGCGTTCATGCCGCGCACCTCTGCCCCTACCTGCCCAGCGCCAAATCCTAACGCGCCACTACCCCGGTTCTCGCTGCGTAGCTGTGCCAGCTCTTCGCGCGCCGTGGCGGCCTTAACAGTGGCCGCATCTAGCGCGGTATTCAGCGACGACAGCGACTGACTCAGATCATCTTGCGACATTTCCGCCATTTCGTCGCGCAAATCTGCAATTTGATCCTCGGTTAGCCCGGCGCGATGCCCGGTTAGGTTTAGTTCGTCGCGGAATACGTATAGTAGCCCGCCCGCGCCGATAAGTAGTCCTAGTGGGCCGCCTAGTGCCATCATTGCGCCACGCAGTACTCCCGCAACGGTAACAGCGCCGCTCATAGCGGTGGTGGCAGCCACCATGCCCGATACAAAACGCCCCGCATAAAGAGCAGCGGCCACCTGACCCACTTTTACCATGGCGTCCAGGTTGTTGGACAGGAATACAACAGACTCACCCAATACTGTCAGCGCGCCTTGCACTTCATCGCTAGTGCCTATCCACTGGGTCAGGTTCGTTCGCGCCACTTCCATTTGCTGCCCGAACGTCGCGACGGTTTTGCCAAAATCGTTAGCGATGGTATCGGATGCCTGTTGTAGGGCACTAACAACAATCTCGGCGGTAATGCCACCCGTTGCGGCAAACTCGCGAAGCTCGCCAATGTTCATATTGAGCGATTCAGCCACGGCGCGTAGAATGCCTGGGGCTTGCTCTGCCACCGAGTTAAATTCATCGCCACGCAATGCGCCGGATGCCAAGCCTTGGGATAGCTGAGTGATGGCGTTACTGGCTTCCTCGGCTGTCGCGCCGCTAGCCGCAAACGATTGGTTAATCGTGGTCGTTAGGTCGAGGAGGTTTTGTTGCGACAGCCCCAGCTCAGTGGTAGAGCGTGCCAAGCGAGCATACAGGTTCGCCGTAGCCTCGAAATTAGAGCGGGTATCGCGCGCTACGTTTACTAGCGATTGCTGCGCACGGGTTAGCTCTTGGGTGCCCGTCGTTACCTGCCGTAATTGGTTAGCGGCATTATTCCAGGCGTCTGAGTAACGGATAATCTCACGAACGCCCAGCGCGCCTACCAGCCCTGTGACAGCGTTTTTTAGTGCATCGGTGGCGCGCGACGTTGAGCGCATATCGCTTTGCATACGCTCGCTAGCTGTGCGTGTTTTTCGCGCCGCCTGCGTAGTGCTGTTTCCAAACTGGTCAACACCACGGCGCGCCCCTTCCGCCGCCTCCCGCGTACCATCCATCTCACGCTCGGCGCGTGATAAATCAGAGGTATCTACTTCAACCGACCAATTTAATGTGCCTAAATCCATAGATACCCCTACTTTTTATCGCGTTTTGCGCTGATTTTACCCAGCAAACCGCGCATACCCTTGGCGATAGCCTCTTTGTCAAATCCCTGAATCGGCGTCCACGGTTGCGGGTGTTGCGGTTTTCTTGCGGCGTGATGCTCTGCCACGTATTCGTCGGATAGGCGCTTTAGCATCGACGCTTCCCAGCTTGTTAACGCCACGCCCACCATCCGCATCCATGCTTCTATTTCGCTGAACGTCAACGGTACAAGCCCTTGCCCGGTGTTTAGCGCTGGCCCTACTTCTTGCAGGTATCCAATGACATGCTCGCCAAACTCTATTTCCGGCATGGGCGGCGGCCCATGGTTGCGGTTGACGTAATCCTTGTACCGCGTTTCGTTGCGCTTATCAGGGGTGGCCGATAGCCACCCCATCATGCGAGCGTAGAGGACTAAATCATCCTCTACGCACTGAAAAAATTACGGCGGTCGCCTACAAACTCGTCGAGCTGCTCGCGGATGCTGCGATATTTGAGCAGGAATTGCTCAGCGTTTTTGGGTGTCATCTCGTCGTCGCCAAATTGCATGTTGTGGCAACGCACCACGCACGCGGCTAACAGCTCAGCACCTTCCTGTTCTGCTTTTTCCAGCGTGGGGTTTTTCTGACGCTTACCCATCTTGCGGTTCGCCATTTGCGATACTTTGCGGCGATATTGCGCGCTGTCCACGCCTACCGCGTCAATGCCAATGGCTTTACCGTCTTCGGTGTAGAGCTTCTCGCCAGTGACCGGATGTTCAAGGTGCAGGAATGCGCCTTTATCGGCACCAGTTTCTAAGTCAAATACGTTCGTTAAATCAGTCATGCTATGTGCTCCGCCAGTAAGTA